TGAAGCAGTCCATATCTCATCAATCTTATCAATGAATGCTGCCTCGTCAAGTATCAATAATGATAATGCTTCGGAACGAGCTGCTTCAGGTCCTGAAGAAACTGCCTTAATCTGTGAACCATTCATATATCGTAGATTCAACTTGTTATCCTCTACACATTTTTGTTTCAACCAACTCGGTAGATTTGCGTGCATAACACGAACCTTTGTTACTAAATTCTTTGCCACATCTTGTTTCGTAGCAATAACCAACACATTCTTGTCTTGATGAAATGTCATCATCCATAAAGAATATCCAGCAGTTAATGTACTGATACCAAGTTGTCTTGCCTTTAATAGTATATTAAATCTATTTTCTTGAAATTCATTTACAGTCTTTTCCTGAAAATCATATAAAGAAAATGGTATTTTACCTTGTATTGGATGTTGTATCACACAATACTTCTTCATAAAATATGCAGGATCTTGAGCACATTTTACATACTCTTGTTTAATTACTTCTTTTATTTGTTGTGCCATTATTTGCCTACTAGCTGACCTGTTAACCAAACTGATGTTGAAGTGGCCACTACTCCATAAGTAAACCATAACCATTTGTTCTCATGCCATTTAGGTTTGACAACTTTTACTTTCTCTTTATAAAGTTCAGTAGTTTCTTTTAATAAATCAATTTGATGTACTCTCGTTGAAATTATCAAAGAATCTAAAGTAGAATTTTCTTCTAACTTTTTAACTTGAAGTTCTAAATCTGAAATTAAACTTGTTTGTAAACTATCCGATGTTTCGTATTGTTTGAGTTTGTTTGCCCACTCAATTACATCCGATTTAGGTACAGATATAGTTTTTTCTTCAGATTGTCCATAAAGAAACCCAACTAATAATATGTATATAATATATCTCATATATATAAATATATACTACTTGGAAAATTTCTTCAAATATTTTAAAGCTTCGTCGCTGTCATCAAATTCAACAGCTTTCTTAGCTTCAACAATATGTTTCTTTGTAGTAGTTACCTTCCGTTTAAGTGTTGCCACTTCTTTTTTGTTAACTTTTTTCTTAGATTCAAGTACTGTAACTTGTTTTTCAAGTTCTTTATTTTCAGTCTCTTTTACCTTTATTGCCTTGTCTAACTTTTTGACTTCTTCTTTTTTCTTTCCGCCAAAAAATAGTTCAAGAATCCAATTAATGATTCCCATTGTGTTCTCCTTTACTTGGTAGTATTATACCATATTCATCACAAATTTCTTCTAATGATAAATATCCAGTTTTATCGTGTTCTGTTAAATCCATCAACTTTTTTAAAATCTTTCTATATACTCTCGTTACTTCTTCAGTCTCACTATTATTAATTTTCATATGATACTCTGCAGCAACATTACCTAATTGAGCAACCATTCCCATTATCTCAATAACCAACTCCTCAGGTAGGATCAAGTTCCGTAGATTCTTCATCTATAGCCTTTTCTAATTTATTTATATATGCTCGGGCCTCTTCAATAACTGTATTGAATTGGTCTTCTCCCATTTCCCATTTTTCTTTTTCAAGTTCGATATCAACTACACCAACACTATTGAAAAACTCTGCTTTACCACCTGTTTTTTCAAACTCATCAATACTTTGTTTCAAGTCTTTTAAGTATGCTTTTTTATTCTCATTAATTTTATTCTTAGCATATTGTTCATAATCCCCCTTCATACGAAGTTTGTTTTCCATTTCAATTTGACAATCAAAACAATGTCCTGCAATTGCCCAAAACTTGTTATCAAGTTTTTTCTTCATTGCCTTTTTACATGATGGACAAAACCAAGGCATTCTAACATCTTTCATGATGTCTGTTAATTTTCCTTGACGAGTTTCTCCACCTTTATCTTCTACCTTGCCCTCGTAACCTACTTGTACATAAGATTTTTTATGTTCCTTACCTGATAATAAATCTTTTAATACTTCATTCTGTCTTACTGCCTCTTTACTATATCCCATAATAACCTATACTCCGTATTGCCTTTTATATTTGTAATATGTCGGAATACTTACACCTAATTCATAGGTGATTTCTGTTACTGACTTATTACTTTCTAATAATTTTATTAAATCTTCTTTTTTCACTTTTGGGTTTTCCTTATAATATTTTTTACGAGCTTTCATAACGTTATTTACGTATTCTGGATTTTTCCAATGCTCTGTTGTTATTATTTTCGCCTTTTCAGACAACACCTTTCTAACTTTCGGATCGTTCATTGCCTCCTTGTGTTTTTTTGAATTTTTCATTGCTATACTTGTCCTTAATTTACTCTCTTCACTACGTTTATTTCCAAGAGTTGCCCTTCCACCCAAAATTGCAATTTCAAGTCGTCTATGTTTTGATAAATTTTGAAATTGATGTTTTTCACCAACGTTTGGTAAATTATTCCGTACCTTTTGCATTTTTTCTAAACCCTCTGTTGAATATATTTCTTCCCAAGTTTTACCTTTCTTCTTTTTATTTGCACTTACTGCAAATTCGTTATATCCACCATATCCACCTTCGTGTAAATTATATTCAGGATTTAGTTTTTTAATCCAATAAACTTCTCGTTTATTTAATTCTTCTCGTGTTGAACACTCTTCAATTATTTCCTTTTTAAAGTTTTCTATACCATATTTGACAATGGCTCTTTTTAATATTTTACCACTTCCCAAATACATTTCGTCATTTGTAGATTGCTGTCCTACATACGATTTACCATTTATCAAATTTGTTGTTTTATAAATAATCATTTTACTCTCCTATTCTCCTATATAAATAGACAGGAGTTAGAAAAGTGGTTAAAATGTCATTAATCCAGTAATCTGGTTGATCGGAGCAAAACTCCCGGTTAGTTTGAAAGTTTTACCATTATATTTAAAAACTATTCCCTCACTTGGAACAATCGAGTCTAATCCACCTATTGCATTTAATTTATCTAACTGTAATTTTAATGTGTTGAGTTTTTTCAAATCTTTACCTTGTCTAACATCTTTGATGGCCGCATCTAATTGTTTTTTCACTCTTGCAACTGTTGCATCTGGACTTGCCGCTAACCAACCACTTACATTTTTCATTATTTCCGCACCAAGTTCAAAAAATAAAACTTCAAATGGTTTAATATTTTGTTTAAAAATATTTTGATGATCCATCTTATCCGTACTTAATATCCAATCTAAAAATTTAGGATTATCTTTATAATCTTTTTTAATATCTCTTATCTTATATGACTTATCAAAGAATGCCCACCTATTAACCAAACTAACAAATTGATTTGGTTTTAAACTAACCCTATGTTGTTTTGCCGCATTAAATACATACTCTCTCCACCATGCTTCATGGTATTCACCTAACCTATCATTATCTTTCAATCCATATTGAGATTGTAACTTTTTCAATTGTCCTAAAAATTTATTTTTCATTCTACCAAAATCTTGATGTTTGGGTACAGTAAGAAAATTTGGTTTTCCTATTCTAAACATTGATTGTATATGTTGATTCATTTGTTTAATCATACCTTGTAACATTCTAGCACTATCTTTTGGTTGTCCAATGGGTTTTCCACTTTCATCATATTCTAATGTTCCGTGAAATACAATTTCTGCAACATCGTAATCTATTACATTTGCAGTTTTAGGATACATAACCTCTAAATTCATCCATTTTTTACCATTACCGAATACTTTATCTTTTTGTTTATCATTTAAACTTCCAATGGCTTTTTCTAAATTTTTCATTGCCCCCACAAAAGCCTTTTCAATCTCACCTCTACCACTAAACATAGATTTTATTCCACTCGTGGTTGGTGCAGTTTTACCGAAGTTTTTTAAATGCCCTTTATTACGAGCTGCTCTTAACTTACCATCAACCCAACTTACCATTAAGTTTTGTCCATCAAGTTTCTCTGTAACTCCATCTTCTCTATCAAGTGTTCCACCTAACCCATTAATAACTATCTGTTTCAAGTCTGAAAATGTAAGATTATTATCATCGAATGGATGACTCATGTGTCCATAGGCTCCGCCCATAAGTAGTAACTCCTTTGTATCGTTTGTTATATCTATTTGGTCTTGTAATTTTTTAATTTTTTCCACACCTTTTTTGACATCTTTCATATCAAAGGTATGTGAATCTTTCATCTTATTGTGTTTATTATTACCAAAGAATTTAATTATTTCCCAACCCATTTTATCTGCCATTTGTTGCATGTGTTTTTTATACTTTGGAAATGGATTACTCACACTATCAGTATTTCTTGTATTTTGGTTTATTGTTTTTCCAAATGTTACAGTACCCACTCTATCTTGTACATATTGAAAATCATAAGCTGGGTCGGTTGCTCTTTTATAATCTACAATATCACCAATTACTTCCCATCCTAAAATTTCTGCATGTTTTGGTGATACTCTTTTATAATCATCAAATGAATTAAAGAAATCATACAATCCCTCATCATCCAATATACCCGCATCAAAGTGTGCTCCAAGTGCACTTACTTCTTTTATTATATCTTTTACTGATGGTTTATTATAAAATTCAAACAACTTAGAGAATTTATTTGTCATCATATTATAAGTACCTTGATTGAAGTATCCAAATAACTTTTTAAATACTTTTGGTCTTATCTTATCATCGAGTTTAGGTGAACCTAAAACATTTCTCATTGAAGTACCTGAAACTTCTTTACCACCCACACTAACAGAAACGTGAGGAGCTGTAAGAACATATCCGTTATCTTCATAACCATTCATATTGTTTTTATTTTTTTTATAATCTTGAAAGTATTTACCACCTGATAATCTACCAGCATCTTTAACACCAAATACATAGATTACTGCGGTAGTATCTTCATCATACTTCTTTAATACATTCTTAGCTACAAAGGGTATTTTTTCTTTTATAATACGATTTTTAGGTATACCCATCTTTGTCATATGACGAACTTTTTCTGCAAAATTCATTGGGTGTCGTGGTAAAGATTTAAGATTAGATGTGGCTATATAAGCGTCATCTACTTTTGATTTTAACCATTTGTAGGTTTTCAAATGGTGGGGCCCAAACGGTTGAAACCGTCCACCGTATACACCTACGATTTTTTTAATTTTTGATTTATCTTCTATCACATTGGATGTAAAATCCCCTTTCTCACTAATAGAATATACAACATTTTTACTATATAAGTCAAGCGTTTTTTTAAGATTTTCCATTTTTTTACTCGTATCAGTTTTCATAAATGGGCCTCTACGAAGTGTTCTAAATTTTACTGGAACTTTTTGTCCAAAAAATTTTTTAGGTGCCAAGATTTTTAATGTAACCATATCTGTTTTATTATCAATTTTGACTAACTCAAAATCTATTTCTTTATATTTTCTACCTTTATGTTTAAGATTAAATCCTGTTATATATCTATGAACCTTTCTACCTGATACTGCTTGTTTTGCTCTTTCACTTATATTCTCTTGTTGTTTTTGAATAACTCTGAATTTTAACGCAGGTCTCCCATTGATAAGTAAATCACCCTTTTCATTCCAATCAATAGATTTAACAACAACTTTTTTGTTTTTGAATCTACCCATTTTAACGGTGTCGCCTATTTCAATTGGTAAATCTATGCCTTCTAATAGTGGTTTGGTTAACCATTCTGTTAATTGGGTCATTTTTTTAACTCGTTTTTAATTATCTCTTTTATCTTCTTTACCACAAGTCTTTCAGTTAAATCATCTTTAAGTTCCATTTTATCTCTTGAAGATATTTTTAATCTTTTCTTTCCGATTTCTCTCGGTTCATCTATGTGAAATGTTTTCATTTATACATCCTTAATAAATCTTCAAAATCAAAATCTGTTGAAAAATCTTTATCACCATACTTATCCCAACTTCCAGCATCTGATTGAAATCCCTCGTACTTCTCACCGGTATTTGTAATCCTTTTTATTACCTGTACGATAGGTGTCTTCTTATCTTTCTTATCATAAATTTGAGTTGATTCTGGAAAGTCCATTTGTTTATATCCACCCTTTTCATACCAAGGCTCAGGTTTATTTTGATTCACTCCCAATTCTCTCTTCATTCCTTTTTTTGGTAGAAATCCTGTATCCTTTTCTCCCTCATCATTACTTGCCATAGCTCGAGATGAAATTTCATTCATAAAATGATTTCTATTTTTAAATATATTTTTTAATTTAATCATTTTACTTGAAATCCTATTTTATCTTTCCATCTTCCCTGTGGTTTATGGGCTGTCGGTGCATTATTTTTTGACCTAAATTTTATACCTATGTTCTTTGCTGATTTAATTGTAATTGTTGAATTACCAGTTTTACTATCTATTTTAGTCATTACATAATCAATTGTCAAAATACTATTTATCATTTTATTAAATTTATCTATCTCTTTATTAAGGTAATTTATTACTTCCCTTTCAACTCTATATCTTTCATGTCCATCATCTTGTTTATTCTTATCATAACTTATATTCAATACATCTGCTAAATTTAATGCCGCGTCTTTAACAGAAGATTGATTTAAAATATTCATTACATAATAAATAAAAGTATTTTTATACAAACTGTGATATTCTGTATTATTATCAATTATATTTGCAATATCTTTTATTTTCATTGTATTTGATGTAGATTTTCCACCTTTAGCAGAATATTGACGAATTTTATTTTTATCATGAACTAAAAAATCAACTAATGGAAAAGTTAATGATGTAGGAAATTCAATACTTCCACCATTAGCAACATAAATAGCTCCGAGAACTTCACCAAAATCCTTTTCAACCTCATTAAAAAAAGTTTTATTTTCTATAGGATATTTTTTCATATTAACTTTTCCGTCAATTAAATCTTTTAAATATAATTTCATATTATCATCTAATTTACTATTCTTATCAATCCCAGTCTTTATCTTACTTTTAAAACCAGAAACTCCATACATATTCTTAACTGAAACTAAATCTTGGGGTTTTAAACTATATATTTCATTTAATAAGTCTTTTAATTTAATCATAATTTATCTCGGTGGTTTTAATTCCCACGGCCCCCAATGTCCTAATTTTACCATTAGTTTTGCAGCCTCTAAATATTTGTATTTATAAAGTTTATATG